ATTTGATAATCAGGTGTTGTTGCAATGTATATTGAATCTGCTCTTTGGTATTGAACCATGTTAATTGCTGCTTCAGTTACATTACTATTATTTACATAATCAATACCTGTTGTCGCAAATACATTGATATTTGTTGATTCAGGATTTGAGAATGTTGAGATACCTAATAAGTAAGCGTAGTAGTCAGTGTTAGCCCAATCAACCGTATTTTGATTGATTACAATTCTCTTGAACATACCATCACCGGTTGCGGTTGGGTATCTTGTACTTGGAGATGCTCCGGCTAAGTAACCACTTGAACCTAATTGGAATCTATCACCATTAGTTCTATATTCTCTGTATATATCCCATCCATCAAAACCACCCGCAAAACATACAGTATATTTTCTTGAATACAAGAAATAATATGGATTTTCTTGAGTTTCAGGTTCAGAATGGAAAGGTGCAACACCACATTCGAAAGCTGCTTGACCACTAGTTACAAATGAATTTGAAATAGTAATAACATTAGCTCCGATATCCATGTGGAAACCTTTTGTTTGCCAATTCCAAGAATCTGAATCAGTTGCAAGGTCCCAACCTACTACTGGGTTTTGTTTACCTTTATATTGAAGGAATGAATCATCAACACCCAGTTTATCAGAAAAACCTAAATAAGTTCTTCTTATAATATCACCATTAGACGATACAACGTTATCTCCTCCGGAGGTTAAACCGAAAGGTGGGTTAAATATTGTTTCACCTGGGTAATTATATTTGGTTTTGAAAATTGCTACAGGTGACATATTGTCAGTATTTCCGTAAATTCTTTGTGTATATCCACGGAAACCACAAGGTAACGCATCAATAGGATAGTTATCTGCCATCTCAACCATAATGTATTTAGAGATTAAGCTAAATTCACCATTCAAAGAACCAATTTTTTTAGCAATAAAGTTGTTTGAATTAATATCTAAATTACAATTTGTGAATTTTTCTAAAATAACAGGGTTAGCATCGGTATCGTAAAAACTTCTAACCAACACATCAAATGTTAAATTATTAAAAGAAATATTAATAATTGAAACTTTCGTTTCAGTATTTGCTGCGGTACCATCAGAAATTGAAACAAATCTAAATAAGTTAAACACTTCATTACCTCTTAATTCTGATACCAAGAAAGGTGTCATTGGTGTTGTATATTTTTCCAAATTCCAAGCAATTGAACTAGTTTGTCTACTTCTTGCGTCAGGTAATGCAACTAATTCGCAATTTAAACCACGAATTTTACCAATGTTATATAGATATTCTAATGTACTCTCAAATATTTCCTCAACAAAAATAGGTACTTGGAATCTATTTTTACTAAAATTATCTAATCCAAGAACTTTGGTAATGAATTTACTACTTGATGGTTGTAAATTAACTTCAAACGAGAAATTATTATCATCTTTTGTATAACCAGACAATAAGAAAGTTGCAAATGGATTTGATTTAACATATTGGTACTGGTCTGAACAAATCATTTGTAAATCATCACCAATAAAATTATCATAAACATCATAACTTCCGGGTACTTCATATGTAGGTCCATGTTGAGAAGAACTATATTCAGAGATACCTCTTGAACGAATAGTTGCAACAATCAAATCATTATAACCTGAAAACGCAGTTCCAACAAAATCAAACATATCTCCACTAATATCGGCGATGAAAGTGTTTGAACTTCCGGTTGATAGATTAGTTACATAATAATCAAAAGAATAACCTTCATAATCATCACCACTAACAATATTGAAGTTAGCATAATACCAACTATCATTAACGGATGCCGACAAATCGTTAAAATCTAAATTCATCGAATCAACACCAAAAATATTATCTAAAGTGCTATACGCCAAACTTAAGTTTACAAAATCACTATCAGGTATAGAACCATAAACAATTGCAGTTGTTGCACTTACAGTTGAGTCTAAAGCCATACTTGAAAGTATATTTGAGAAATCAGCGTGATATGTTGATGTAGAACCATTGAATAATCTATATTCCGTGTCCCAATTATTTGATACTTGAACAGGTAAAGAACCTGAAACAACTATGATTTCACCCGTAGAACTATTTCCTGAAATAGTACAAGAGAAAGAAGATGAACCATTTAATGAAACCGTTGTTCCATCGATGTTTGCCACCGTTCTTATACTCCAAGAAGGACCCGCGTCATATCCTGACAAACCAAGAATTCTTGTTACAAACAATTGATTTGATTGTTGAAGATATGATTTAGCGATGTAAGCCGCTTCATATTTAGGTATTTGAGTATTCACAAACTTTGTTGGTTCGGTTCCCCCGAAAAAAGCTTGGAATTCATCATAATTTGTGATAAAAATAGGTTCGAATGCGGGACCTCTTAAAGTTTCCCCAACAAGACCTAATGTTGTAACACCAACACTTTGAGCTACGAATGATAAGTCGGTCTCAGAAGTGTATACACCGGGTGATACGAATACTTTTTGATTTACTTGAGTTGTTGCCATTATTTAATATTCTATTAAAGATTTATTTTATAGATAAATATTAGTAAATAAATGAAAAAACTTTACTTTTTCAAAAGTATTTATAATTAGTATGAAAAAATTCTGCTTATTTTCTACCTATGTCACAAAACGATAATAAAGATATCAAGAACATTAAAATATCCACGGAATCTCATGCAATATTGAAAAGTTATTGTGATAAGAGAGGTATTAAAATTTATAAGTTTTTAGAGAACTTGATAAAAGAAAAATGCAAGGAAAAAAAAGATATATACGGGGAAAATTAAACCAATACGTTTGCAAAATTTAAAACGGAGGGTTTTGTGTCATCAATAACCGTAATATCAATAGAAAGATAATCGTTTGTATTTATCGGAATTTGATTAATTCCTGTACCATAAAAATCACCATTAATATAAACATCGTAACTTTCAATATTTTCTGAAGATTCTAAAGTCATATCAACAGTATAATCCATAGTTAAAGAATAAGAAGTCTGATAAGGTTCATAATTAAAACTTAAATTAAAATAACTTTTGTTTTGAGGTTCTTTAGGTTCAGGTTTTTTCTTTTTGGTATTAGTGTCTACTTCGAAAATTTGTAATGCTCTTGATATTGCCGGTTTAACTTCAAATTCTTCCTCATCAATCAAATACCCAAGCATTGTGAAATCATAATTTTGGATATAATATTTTCTTTTATCTATATCCATAACAGATTCATCCGAAATGTTTGTTGAAACAATTGGAACATATTGACCTTTAATGAAAGTATAGGCCTGTCTTGAAGAAAATTTTTGTAATACCACTTTGTTGAATTGATTCAACTCTCTCATTCTATTACAAATAATTTTAACACTATAGTTAATATCAACAGGAACCGGTTGAGGTATCGTATAAACATCGGCACCTTTTTGATTACCATTCCAAGTTGGAACAACCGCAAAGTAAAATTGTTTTCTATTTGGTATTGTATACAAAAGAGAAGGATTTGTTCCGTACTTCACTTCAGGTTGTCTTACCACAGTAATAAATGGTGGTTTGGCGTTGAAATCAGTATCAACAAAACTCCAAGTCTCGGTAAATTGAGACCAGTTCTGTGTTGTTAAAAGAATATCAACCATTGGAACAATCTTACCTTCAGAAGTTATTTGTAATTCATTTTTAACAAAATCCAACATACCCCTATCTAAATCAGCATGTAATACCGATTTAGGTAGATAAGTTCCGTCTTTAGTAATATACTCCGCCAACTCTCGTCTTCTTTCAGACAAGATTTTGTCCGGAACCAAATCTAAAGTTTTTTTAATTTGTTTGGGAAATGCCATTATTTTTCTATTACAAATAGTTTATTCCTACTATTAATCATATCAACCTCTTTAGCATTCAATACAGGTTCTTCAGTTTCTTTGTATACGAAAGTATCGTATTTGTAAGGATTATATGTAACAATATCACCAGTTGGTTCTTCAGGAATATCATCACAAGGATATTGACAATAATCAACCAACTTTCCAATTACAAACGCATGAACATTTTTAGACTTTTCTTTTCTCACCTTCTCTTTACCCCCCTGTCTAACCCTAAACTCAACATTCTCCAACTTAACATAATCAGCATGCATTACAACCAACCCATTCTTTTGAACGGAAAATGTATGTTTATGAAGGTTATAATATACCATAACCTTTTGACCCATTAATGAATCAAGTAACACCTTGTTTTGTTCTTCTGTAATTACTATTCTCATATACCTTTAAATTCGTTTTGACTAACAGGTGTTGCAAGGATGGTACGGTAAAAGGGTTTGTAACCCGCATAAGTATGTTTCAAATCAGAAACTACACGACCATCATCAACAACACTATAATATCTTACCTTACTTTCTGTCTCGTAATATCCTAAATAGTCACCAAATAATATATCCACCTCCAAATCATCCAAACTTTTTTGATAAATAGAAAATGTCATATTACCCGGTTCCTCCTGTCTTAACTTGGAATTACCCAATTTTTGGTTGGTCGGAGCAACTATTTTTACATACCCTTTAAGTTCTATTGGAGGTAAAAATTTGATACCATCTTCAACCACTTCTCCATAAACATCATCGGTCTTGCTTTTATATCTATCAACCCTATATAAGATAACAGTAAAGTTCATATCTCCGTGAAGCCATTCTTGCCCCATTTCTATCTCCAAAGCAAAATCCTCCCCACCAAAAAATCTACCTAATCTTGTTATGGGAACTAATTTTTCCATATTGATAAATATACAAATTATTGTTATATTTAAGATATTTTGTAAAATGGAAGTAAGTTTAGAATCAAAAGCAATAACTATTCTTGAGACCTACGAGGGGGGAAATAACTATATTTTGGAACTTAAAAGAAAGTCCCAATTGAATAAGAAGTTTTATCCCACCCGTAGTCAATCGGAATATATTATCAATAATCATAATAAGACTCCCAAGGTTGCCAAAAAATGGGCGGTCCTTGATTCTTACTTTGCCCAAAAGTTTGCTGACGACAAACTATACCCGGTGGTCCCTGAAAAGGTTTATGTGGAAAAAATATTGGCGGAAAAGGAAAAGGCATATCACATTTGGGGTAAAATGTTTGAAAATGAGGAACTTCATGAGTTTTGGGTCCCCAAGGCTTCAATCATTAAAGATAACACCGTAAAGGACGTTGTAATTGACTATGAGAAGTATTCTAACCGACCACCCTTATCCCATCAGAAGGAAGCGATACAGAAGTTGGTTGAGAACAAAAAGTTCATCCTTGCGGACGATATGGGGTTAGGAAAGACAACTTCAACCATTATTGCTGCACTTGAATCAGGTGCTAAAAAAGTGTTAATTATCTGTCCGGCAACACTCAAAATAAATTGGAAAAGAGAAATCGAAAACTATTCAGATAGAAGTATTTTTATTGCAGAAGGTAAAAACTTCTCAACCGAACATGACTTTGTTATAATAAACTACGATATTATTAAAAATTTTCACGATGTTAAAGACAAGAAAAAGTCCCAAATTCTTGATGCGAATTTTGATTTGGTGGTTTTAGATGAGTCACATTATGTTAAAAATACTCAATCTCAGCGCACAAAACTAATAAATAATTTAGTTAAAGATATTGATAGGTTATGGTTACTGACCGGAACCCCAATGACTTCTCGTCCGATTGATTATTATAATCTTTTGAGTTTGGTTGATTCACCTGTTGCCAAAAACTGGATGGCTTATGTTATAAGATATTGTAATGGGTATCAATTCCAAGCCGGACCAAGAAAGGTATGGAATGTAATGGGGGCAACTAATTTGGAAGAATTAAGAGACAGAACCTCGGCAACCATATTAAGAAGATTAAAAGAAGATGTTCTTGATTTACCCGAAAAAATAATAACACCGGTTTACATTAGATTGAAATCCAAGAACTATGAAGCAATAATGGGTGAATATTATGATTGGTATGATAAGAACCCTGAAGAATCTAAATCACTCACCGTTCAGTTCTCGAAACTAACTAAAGTAAGACAAGTGATTGCTGATGAAAAAATTCCACATACAATTGAACTTACAGAAAACATATTAGAACAAGATAAGAAAGTTGTAATATTCTGTAATTTCACTGATTCATTAAATAAAATAGTTGAACACTTTGGTAAATCCGCAGTCAAGATAGATGGGTCATCCTCAAAAGAACAAAGACAATTTGCAGTAGATGAATTCCAAGACAACCCAAAAGTTAAAGTTTTAGTTGGTAATATAAAAGCTGCCGGAGTGGGAATTACTTTAACCTCCGGTGAGGCCGTGATAATGAACGACTTATCATTCCTACCTTCAGACCACGCACAGGGGGAAGACCGTTGTTATAGATACGGACAAAAAAATAACGTATTGGTTTACTACCCTATATTCGATAATAGTGTAGAAGGTGTTATTTACGATATTATAAATGCAAAGAAACAAGTTATTGCCACCGTAATGGGTGATAACCAAAACACCGCAGACGCAGCTGAAGAAATATTGAAAAGAATTAATGATTTAAGAAATTAATTGTTTTTGTAAATATTTATTATTATGTCAGTAATCCAAGAACCAGAAAGGTCAAAAATTTATACAAGAATTAAACACCTATTGGGTGCACCAATTAGAAGTGTTGAGATTGAAGATGAAATGATGGATTCCTTAATGGAGCTGTCAATTCAAGATTATGAACAATATATACTCAATTGGTTAATTGATACCAATTGGACGAACTTAGTCAATCTTGATATGGCACATCAATCCGTTGCAAGAGCGTTATCAACAAGAACTCACGACTTTGAAAAACAATTCCAATACGCTTATTCTAAAATTGTTGGTCTACAAGCCGTAGGTCCTTGGGAACTTAAAAAAGATTACTTTGAATTAGTTAAAAATCAACAAACATACGAAATACCCGCAGGTAGAGAAGTTAATGAACTTCTTTGGTACTCAAACAATACCGCATCTTTATTTGGTCCTTTCGGTATGATGGGATACGGATATGATGGTGCTGGTTTAGGTGCAAACCAATCAGGGTTCGCACAATTTGGGGCACAAGGTTCTTTTTTCATGATGTCAGGTTTTGATTACTTGGTTAGAGCTCAAGAAGCAAATATCCTTAATAGAATACTTGGTGGTAGTTTAACATATAGAATCACAGCAATTGAAGGTGGTAAAAAACTTATACACCTTATGAATACACCTGGTGGTAAATTTAATTGGAATACTTACAGTTCTTATGTTGGTAATAAAGTTTGGTATTGGTATTATGATGTTGAAGGTCCTGATAGAGACAAATGTCTTAAATCAAATCCTGAAATCATTAGACTACCATCAGATGTCCCTATGAATGAAATGAGTTGGGAAGATTTAAATGAGCCCGCAAAACAATGGGTAAGAAGATGGTTTACTGCATATGTTAAAGAAACATTAGGTAGAGTAAGAGGAAAATATAGTGGTAACTTAAAAACTCCGGACTCTGAACTTACATTAGATTATCAAAGTTTGGCAACTGAAGCTAAAGATGAAAAAACAAAATTAATTGAAGAACTTACAGGTGCTGAAGGTTTGTTAACAAGGTTAAGACCGGAAAAGCAAATGGCAAAAGAGGCGGAAATTGCTGAAAACCTTAACAAACAACTTAAGTTTCAAGCCTTCCAAAGACAAATTTATGTGATTTAATTTACAAATTAAATTAACATAATATCTTATTGTATATGTCAATTATAAAATCAATACCAACACAAAAAAGAATCAACGGAGCGATAGTAAATGTGTCCGAAACTTCAATAGTATCTGAAAGTGAGTATAGAACGACAGGAGAGGAATGTATTATTGTTAAAGGTACTTTAAATTCAAAAATAACTTTGGACTCAACAACAACAGAACATACTGTTATTAAATGTCTAACTCACGTAACAATTAAACCCGATATTGGAAAGATTGATGAGGAGTTTGATGAAATAGTTGCGGATAAAGGTGCTTGTATTGAATTCAGGTTTGTAGAAAACGCATGGTTTGTTTTATCGTCTGACGGATTAAAAATTTCATAATCTATCACCTTTTCTTAAGTTTTCTTCCGCCCATAAAGGTTGTAAGTTTGTGTAATGACAAAGTTTATAAACCTCCTCTTCAGTTTTCGCCAATGATAATGGTATTATATGGTCAATATGTATTTCTTCCCCTATTTTATCCCACGACATACCGTCTGTAAATTTTTTCTCAATATATTCTTTCAAAAACTCCGGAGTACATCCAACTAAATCAAAAGTCCTATTTTTATTAACATTAATTTTATTTATTCTTATAAAATGTCTTAATCTTTTTCTTAAATTTCCTGTAAGTCTAAATAAAAAATCTTTTTTTCTTCTCTCCCTTTCTTTTTCAAATATTTTTTCTTTATTATTTTGATAATATTTCTTACTTCTTTCAATAATACAAAGTCTATTTTTTTCATAAGTTTTTTTTATTTTATTTTTTATTTCTTTATGATTAGACTTGTAGTATTCTTTTTTTTGTAAAAGAATAAATTTTTTATTTTTATTGTATGATTTTTTTTTATTTTTTTTTCTACATTCTTTACAACAATACATTAATCCATCTTTAGCTCTTTTATCAGAATAAAAATTACAAATATTTTTTTCTAAATCACATATCTTACAAATCTTTGTTTCCATAATGTTCTCTAACTAATTTTTCTATTATACGTGACGGCATTATTTTTTCTTCTTTTATTTTATTATATAATCCTCTATCAAGACTAATGCTAACCTTAACTTTTTTTTCTTCTTTGTTTTTTTTAGGTCGTCCCATAATAATAAATATCTCGTTTTTAAATAAAAGTAGTATTTTTTAAATCTTTTTTTCCCACCCCTCTTCAGCCAAATCATAAATATAATCAGGTTTAATACCTCTTCTTTCCCAAAACCTATACTCAGCATCTGTTATGGTTAACAAATCTTCCACACTGTCTTGGTCTTGAGGTTCAAACGGAATACCATTAATTAGTTCACATTGTGATGTTGTAAATATACCTCTTTGTTCAGGGTCAGTAACTAATAAACCATCTCTAACTTCTTGTCCAAATACAATTAACAAAGGTTCAATTCTTTTATTGAATGTTGTGATTGCTCTTGGAACATTATACTCACCCGTTAAATTAGGATTCTTTTCAATATCCGCAGGGTTTAATAAATAACAATTAATCTGAACTCCTTCACCCTTCTTTTGTACATCTCCGTGAGACGATTTAATACCATTATTCACATAAGTTATAACATCCCCCAAGTTAACATTAATACTTTCTTTCAATGCAAGTTCCATATGTGCCATGCGTGACATACTATTTCCCGCTTTTGTCTTCTGTGTTAATCTTTTCTTATATTCATCAAGAGATAATTTAACCTTTGCTCTTTGGGCAATCTTACTTAATGGTATTTGTTTATCAAATATCTTTTGTAAGTATTCATAATAGTTCTCAACAAATTCTTTACCCTTACCCTCTAATAATAATTTAACAGCAACATCTAAATATTCTTCTATGTATAGTGGTAGTTTCTTACTCTTAATTGAGTTACCGGTTAATTTAATCTTACCATTAGATTCCATAACCGCATAGTTCTTTCTTGCTAAGTTAATACAACTATCCCAAGTTCCATCACAATCAAGTGCCATCTCACCCCTTTGGAATGTATCATTGAACTCAGCAACATCTGCGTAATATCCTCTATATTCTTTACCTTCTTTAACTTTCCAATTCAAACCCTTACCGATATAAACTCTATCATAAGCTTCATCAGGTATTGTAAAATTCATCCCATCAGTGTCGCAAACAAGGGGGGTATATCCTTTCTTTGTGAAGAACTTTAACATCTGACGTAAGTATTGTCTTCCGGTACAAGTAATCTGTTCACCCATATACATATCACCCCATGCAAATACCTGTGGAGCTGAAAGGGCACCGAACATGGAATTTATAAATATTTTAATAGGTAATTGTTTATTACCATATGATGCCGACTTCTTAGGGTCTGATTCATAAAACTCCTCAGCAAGTTGTTTGTATTTAATACGAGTATCGCGGAAATACTTTAACATTCCCTTCATTGCTCCCGTAACATCACAGGTTGGGAATACATCGTGTACCAATTGGATTGAAGGATAAAGAGAACTAAAGTCAAGTTTCAATACATTCTTTGAATAACCCACCATTAACAATCTTGACAATCCACCCACGAAATCCGTCTTCTTTTCTTTTTCGGGTATTGCCAAGTTATGTTTATAACTCCAAGCTAACATTAACATTTTCCATAATGTTGCGGTTCCCATAGTAGAAACCCTTTCATATGTTGTTGGAATCATTGATGCGAGCAAGAATGATGCTTGGTTAAATTCATAATCAACTTTTAAGGTTTCGTCCAAATCATCTTCAAGATATAACTCAACTATCTTATCCCCTGTCACTTTCTGATAAACACCGGGAAACTTAATATCTAAGTCCTGATATCCTTCAGCTTTCTTATACTTACCATTTTGAGTATTTAACCAATACTCTTCTTTGTTTAAGTATAGTTTACCAATATCAGTATGTTCAATATACACACGGTCAGGAGATTCTGCTTTAATGAATTTTGTAATGTATTTCAAACCAGCGCTCTTAATACTTGAATTGATTGCTTGAGCCCTTCTAACTGAGTGAATAATATCAATAACATTATATCCCCATATTGTGGTTTGTTGAAACTCTTCCACCTCATTAGCAAGTTTTAACATACTATTCTTTTGATTAATAGAATGTTCAGGGTGAAGAGATTTACATATTTTTTTAATTGTTAAACCAAGTATTTTACATCTTTCAAATATCCAATACCAGTCAAAGTTTGCTGAGTTATAACCACCTATAATAGAAGGTTTTAGTTCATCTATAACTTTAAAGAACTCTATAATTGCACCCCTCTCTTGGGATTCATCTATACATTCAATAACTCGGTTATACCCTCTGTTGGTTTTTATTCCAATCATAAAGATTCTACCATCTTTTGGTTCTAATGAGGTGGTTTCCAAGTCAAATACAAGTCGGGTAACATCATTATAGTCCTCATACCCCTTAAAAAGACGTGTTCCACGTGAAACAAGGTATTGTTCCACGGGGGGTAGTATTTGTATTTTATCCTTACATTTATCTCCCCACGGGTCTAATCCTCCGTCTCGGAAGAACTGTATAAGTTCTCGGTAACCTTTTAGGGATTTAACCATAAACTTTAAACCTCTTTCTAATCTTTCATTACCCTTTGTATCTAACTTCTCAGTAATAATACCATACTTAGACATTGCTTCTTTTTGTAATGCCTTGGAACTATTATAGAAATTACAATCTTTTAGGTCACCTACCCATGCGAAAGCGATGAAGGTGTCTTTTCTGATTTCTTTTCCTTTTCCGGGGATTTCTTTAATCTTGTAGATATTGTTGCTTGCGTAGTCATATTCTATTGCAACAATGTATTTTTCGGGGTCATCTCCATGTAGGAATGACTCAATCTCTTGGTGGTCAATCATATATAAATTACGAGTGGTTTATTAGCTTTCACAACATTGTGAAGTTCTCCTTACTCATTACTTATAAATATAATTAACCTATGATGGTTTGTCAAATTAAAATCTATTTTCTACCGCTAGACATACTTCACCACTCTCTTTAATTAATCTTGCCATATCTGTAAATGAAATATATGCATGTCCTTGAATTCCCCAACTTTTACCCCAACTATTTTTAATTCTGAATTGTTGTTTATTTGTGTCCACACCATTGATAACATATGCATGTCCACCGGCAAGTCTACCTGACAATCTAATTAAACCATTTCTGTCTGGAAAAAACATATTGTAATACCAGTTTGTTCCAACAACAACCGGTCCAACATTAAGAACGGTATTAATCATTGTAGTTAAGTCGAACGCCCAAAGATATGAGGATATCTTGTTAGTATTTTTAAGATATTTTGCTCCACCCCTTACAGATGTCCCATCATAATTTTCTCCGGGCCACTCATCAACTTTTTGTGCCTCTCTGTATATTGTTGTTGGGTTAACAACAGGATGAATTCCATTATGTAAGATAGGACCATCCTCAATCCAATGTGCCCAAGCATATCCTACACATTGGGGGGTATTTCCTTGGTCACCGGACCAAACATCATCTTGCCAATACTTTTGTGTGATTTGTGGTAATGTCATCACATTTGGCATGTGGTCTGAAATTAAATGTTTCAAATCTCTGTTATCTTTTGAAACGCCTCTACCCAACCTGTTAATTAAATCTTGGTTAGTTTGAGTTGGTTTCCATCCAATGGAAAATTCTTTTATCTGTTCCTTTGTGTATGTTACATATAATATGGTTTTCAAATAATCCACTTCAGATTTTGAAAATTCTTCGGCGTTCATTATACCATTAACCCATACATCAAACTCAATTGATTTAAGGAATTTATTATCTGTTAATCTTTGTATTTTTATACTCATTTTATTTTAATTTATATTTTATACTGTTATTATTGTTACTGTATTATTTGATTGTAAAATTTGAATATCTTCATCAGGATTTCCCGATTTACATGTCATAAGAGCGACAGGTATTGTAAGAGTTATAGTGTTTCCTGTAATATTAGCAAACACATTATCGTTAATTAAACAATCAGGACCTAAATATATACAAGAAGGTAAATTTATATTTGTTAAACTAAAACAGCTAGAAAATGTACCACCCGCTATTGTTGTAGCAAGTGGCAAACTAATAGATGTTAATACGGAACAATTACCAAAACTTGCAGGAGCCGTTGTTTCTAGTTTTGGTAAAATTAATGTTTCTAATGATGTACAATATCCAAAATTAAATTCACCTACAAGAGTAACTAGTTTTGGTAAATCAACTACATTCAATGATGTACATCCTTGAAAAATTCTATCGTTACCTATTATTAACTCTGGAAGTGATATTGAAACAAGAGAAGTACAATTACTTAAAAAAGAACCTGTTGTAGCTGTGAGATTAGGAAAATAAACCGAAGTGAGTGATGTACAACCTACAAAAGAATTACCGGCAGTTATTAATTTTGGCATATTTACATTTATTAAAGATTGACAATTTCCAAAACAATAACCTCCTAATATTGTAACTTCAAGAAAACTAACACTTACTAAATTAGGACATCCATAATAAATATCTCCTCCAAATGCATCATATTGTATTTCAATAATACAACCAGTATCATCAACAGATATCAATCCTTCAGCACTGATTGGACCATCAAATAACATTTCTTTAATTATAATGTTACTCCCGCCATTTAAAGTTATTGTATTTCCACTGACATAGACAGATGTAAATGGATTACCATAAGTTGGTAAATCAAAAAATGTATTCCAATCAGAAACACTTGAAGAATCACCAACAAGAGAATCTGCATTTGTAATATCATCGAAAGTTAAGGTTAATATTGGTGGTGTTGTTGGAGATGGAATTATATTTATATTTACTGTATTATTTGCTTGTAAATCCTGTATATCTCCATCAGGACCTCCACCATTACAAGTCATTAATGATGATGGTACTGTTAAAGTCATGGTATTTCCATACCAAGCATGAAATACATCATTATTACCAACACTACCACCTAAATCAGTACAATTTGGTATATATAATGTTGTCATAGACTTACAATCTTCAAATGCCCATTCTGCTATTGTTAAAACATTGGGAAAAATGAATGTTGTTAAACTATCACATGTGTAAAAGGCATCATATGAAATATTTTGTAACGCTGGAAAGTTTATTGATGTGAGTGAATCGGTCCAAGTAACACTTGTATCTTTTCCAAATGCGACTTGCTGTATGTTTGTTACCTCAGGAAAATTTACTGAATTCAAAACACTACCACTATATCTATAGAAAGAATTCTGACCAATTTCTGTAACTGAACCCGCAAAATCATTTACAGATATAAGTGTATTAATACCTTCAAATAAATTATTTTTAATTGAAACATTACCACCATTATATAAATTAACAGTATTACCTGTAATTTGAACCGAATAAAAAGGATTACCATAAGATGGTAAATCAAAAAATGTATTCCAATCATTTACATTGGAACTATCTCCAACTAATATATCTGCGTTTGTTATATTATCAAATGTTAAACTTAATGGTTCAGGTTGAACACCATTTATTATAACAAAATTGTTTAATTGTAAGTACTGTATATCACCATCAGGATTTCCACTATCACAAGTTAAAAGTGCTGATGGTATTGTTAACTCTATAGTATTACCTGTAATATTAGAAAATACAGAATTATCCCCAACTGTTGGTCCTAAATTTATTAAAGAGGGTAAAGTAAACCCTGTTGCAGATGTACAATAAGCAAAGGTACCTGACCCACAACCCGTTAATGAAGGTAAATTAAATTCTGTTGCGGATGAACAAAGTTGGAAACAATCACCTCCCGCAATAACTAAATTAGGTAAATCAAATGCGGTTGAACCGGTACATTGAGAAAAACATACATTTCCAGCACCGGTTAATGATGGTAAATTAAAATTTACAACACTTTCACAACTATCAAAACAACTGTTTCCCACCGTATTTAGTAGTGGTAAATCGAATGTTGTTACATTCCTATAACCAAAAAAACAATATCCATCCACAGTTTCTAATTTAGGTAAAGAAAGAGATGTTAATACAGGATTTGAACCAGAATACGGATATCCAATATCACTTCCAAAAGATTGTTCACCGGCAGTCACTAATTCCGGCATATATATTGATGTCACATTTGGAGTAATATCAAAAGCATAACCTTCTACAGTTACAACCGATGGTAAACTTATTGTGGTCAACGAAGTGTTCCAAGCAAATGCATTGTTATTTACTTGAACAATAGAACCAGCAGCATCTATAATACTTGTAAGAAAAGTATTAGGGGTTGTTGGTGAAAATAAATTATTTCTAACCGTTATATTACTACCCCCATCTAATATAACGGTATTACCACTTACCATAACCGATGTAAACGGATTACCATAAGTTGGTAAATCGAAGAACGTATTCCAATCGGTTACGCTCGAAGAATCACCTACTAATAAATCTGCGTTTGTAATATCATCGAAAGTTAAAGTTAACGTTGTTGGTGGTGTTGTTGGTGTAGGTGTTTGAGTTAAGGTAGGAGTTGGTGTTAAAGTTTCTGTGTTAGTTGGAGTCTGAGTTGGAGTTGTGGTTTCTGTGTTAGTTGGTGTTGGAGTTGTAGTTTCTGTGTTAGTTGGTGTTTGGGTTAAAGTTGGTGTTGGTGTCATAGTTTCAGTATTGGTAGGGGTAGGACTCACAAGGACTTGAGTGGTAGGAGTTGGAGTTCTTGTACAAGAGGGTGTTGGTGGAAATATTTCACTATCATCAGAACATGATAATCCAAAATAAGATGTGAAAAAAGTTCCCTCAAGAAACCAAATATGTTTTGTTTGACCCGGTAACAATTCATTCTGATATTGCCAAATCAAATCGTCACACTTCCTATAATTGAAATATGCCGTTGTTGTGCCGGTGTTCGTTAAAGTACATTTTTTACAATCCATTTTAATTTAATTTTAACAAGCTCCCGCAGCTGTTTGAGTACTATGTAAACCAACAGTTATCAATACGTCATCTTGGTAGTAACCGAATGTCGGTGTTTCACCATATTTAGAACATAAATAATGGATATACGAAGGTCCGGGAGAATCAAACACCCAATGACCGGGAACATTATTTTCATTATGTAGTGTAAACGTATATACCTTACCATTTGGAGATACCCCAAAAACATTGACAGTATTACCGGTTGCATTATCCAAATCCAATTGACTAATTGAGTAGTTGTAAGAAATAGCGTCAGGACATATATAAACACTAATATTAACACCACTACCTGTTAACGCTTCGTATGCCATGTATCCGGTTGAACCTGAATCAGCCAAGTACAAACAAGTATTTCCTGATTGACTTAATAAGTGAAGTGTGACTGATGTTGGTGTATCAAATGTAACACCTGTAAAGAAAGCCAAAGTGTTATCAATACCCGTATTATCAAGATGATTTGAATCTAAACCATATTGTGTTATTGTTGAAGGTAAAGTATGGTTTGTTGGGTTGAACAAAGTAATTAGGTTATGAGTTAAATCCAAATTGTTTAATGCGGAAGGTAATGAATATGTTGATGGGTCAAAAGTGACTATTTGATTGTTATTCAAAAATAAGTTTGCTAATGTTGTAGGTAATTGATTATTACTTGGGTCAAATGTGACAATTTGATTATATCCTAAATTCAAACCATCCAAATCCGGTAATGCCAATGTTGGGTCAAAAGTTACTATCAGATTAGTGCTCAAGTTCAAAATCTTAAGTCCTGAAGGTAATGCATTTGTTGGGTCAAAAGTAACTATCTGATTATTATTCAAATATAAATTTACTAAAGATGTGGGTAAAGGATTTGTTGGGTCAAATGTTGTAAATAATGAATTGTATACAATACTTAAATCGGTTATTGAGTCAGGTAATGTCATATCAAAAGATATCATTTTTGAACCTGAAATAGTTAAATATTGAAGAGTAGTTAATGTTTCAACACCTGTGGCGTTTACAAAACCACCTGAAGATAAATCTAAATTGGTTACAATTGTTGGGTCGTCTAAAGAAACTATTGCGGTATATAATCCTGGTGTTAAATATGTGTGGTATGCCGCATAATTAGTTAAATAACCAAATGTTTCTATATTTCCATCACCCCAATCTACAGTCATGGTCAAACTTGGAGCTGATGTGGTCTCAATATAGAACCCATCATAACCGTCTGAATCGAATGTTATAGTCATTGCAGAAAATACGGGAGGTAATGGTGGAGGAGGATAATTTTTTATTTCAAGATAGGCAGTACCCTCAATGTCTATATTACCGCCCGCCAAATCAAAAGATTCAATAATGATAGTATCATTACTATCAAGACCCGCATATATCGTATATGGGTCTGAAAAATAACTATTATTTATGGTTAAAAATGTTGATAATGAATTAAATGAACCACTTTGTAAGTTTCCATAATATATACCCGTATCATCTCTATACCAATCAATGTCAGAGCCCAAACTATTTTCCAAAACGGTTACGACTGGGTCGGCGGAACCTGTTTGATTCAAAATTGCAACATACTTCCCAACACCATTTGTTTGTCCTGTAACAGTCAAATCACCATTAACAACTAAAGTATTGTTTATAGTTGTTGTACCACTTACAGTAAATTCATTATTAATTATTGTTGGTCCTTCTACATTCAAGTTTGTTTCGATATTAACTTCAAGACCATCAATATTAACCGTTCCTTTATCTCCTAAATAACTATTATTAAAACCACCGCTAATATTAACATCACCACCAACTCTTATTAATAAAACATCACCATCACTTACATATGGTGTCATAGTTGACCCATCAATCGGCATTGTTAATTCTTTGTCAGAATAGAGAGCAAAAGTTATATTATCTATATATTGTATATAATACGCATTTTCATTTAATTCCGTTGTTCCAACAACATGCTGAATGAAAACTTTATCGTGATTTATAAGTTGTGTGTTGGTGTTGACTGAAATGTGAACCGGGTTTGATAATGTTATTGCGGTTATAAATAATTGATTTGTACTGGTTCCTGCTTGACCACCTTCTATTTGAACATAACCACCATTACCATAATAACTACTACCACCATCTACCCATACCCATCCGCCATCTGCTCTGAATATTTCAGGAGACGTTTGTGCTACACCACCTTCAATCTTAACAGTTCCACCAGCAACTTGATTACCTGTGTGTACGTTATTGTCTGTTTGTCCACCACGTCCACCTCTAACTTTAATATCACCACCACCTCCGAT